GATTTTCTTGATCTCCTCTCTTTTGAGCTTCTGTGAAGTCGCCTAAAGAAAGTAAAGACATATATGCAGCTGGAGAAGCATACATAAAAGTTTCTCCGTCTGTATAATCGTGTCCTGCGTCAAGAAGTTTTTGTAAACCACTTCTCACTAATGCAGTTGTGAATGTGTTGTCAGCAGATAAAGTTACATCGTTACCTGTAGCAGATTGTAAAACATCTACTGCTAGATAATTTTCTACTTTTTTAGCTAAAGCATAACCCATACTCTTTGCATAAGCATTGAATAGGTCAGCAGATTCTTGGACTCTTACGATGTCATCGATTCTTTTAGCTTCGTAGTGATGTTGATTGACTGTTAAGTCAACTTTACCATCTGTATTGTTAGTATATGTTACTGCAGTACCAGCTGTTTTTGATGCTGCAGTTTCTTCAGTTACCTTAGGTATATGAAGAATGTCGCCACCTTCAGATAACATAGATGAGAAGTCAGATACTTGATTTTTTAACTGAAATTTTCTTTCAGCGTAGTCAAGAATTGCATCTCTCCACATTTCTGGGATAAAATTGGCAGCCGTTGTTGGAGTTACATTTCCATCAGCCATTTTATTTTCCTCCTCAGGAATTTAAGTTTATCTTTTTTTCTTAAGATAGTGGCTTAACAAATCATTGTGACTTTTTCTTCTATCACTATTGGAATCCATTTTCCCAAAAGGGTTTCCTTTAAACTTTTGAACATTGACTTGGTTTTCTACGTTGCCAACATTAACTCCAGCTTTCTGGTTGAACTCTTCAGTAATTGTTCGAAGAAGCGTTAAATCCTCTACCTTCTCAAATTTTTCTCGCTTACTTTCAGGAATTTGATTTAGTAGGGCGTTTCTTTCTTCTGTAACATAACCATTAAATGCAGTAGATATTTCATCGAATTTCTTCGACAACTCTGCATTCTTGTTCTGTTCTTCGGAAAGTAGGGTTTTGTATTCCCCTTGCTCTTCTAAAACTTTTTTACGCTGTTCTTCCTGTTCGAGATTTATATTTTCCATTTTCGTTTTTAACTCATTGCGTTCTTTCACAACTTCATTAAATCGAGAGTATGGAACAGCTTGATCTAACTTTTTTTCGTCTTTATTGACTTGAGGTTCTTTTACAGCTTCCTCTACGGCTGTATTCTGTTCTAATTCAGACATTTTTACTCCTTAAGTGGATTATTATTATGGCTTTAAGTTAATTATGAATTAAATTAAGAACAATTCAAATGTCAAAAAAAATAAAAGAGTTTGATTTCAAGCAGCAATGGTTCGATTTTATGAATTACGTGCCACACGCAGGACAACGAAAGTTGCATTTTCCAGAGAAGCATACTGCTTCTTACTTCGTAAATATTTGTGGTAGAAGGTATGGGAAAACTACTGCTGCATATCGAGAAGCAGAATTTTACGCTGCACAACCTAATAAAAAAATATGGCTAGTTGGCTTATCCTACAAGAAATCACGATTAATGTTTCGTGAGATTTGGAAAGATATGGTAGCTGGTAAAGGAAACGATATTGATAGAGCTTCGGAAAAAGAGCAGTATATAAAATTCAAATGGGGAACAACAGTAGAAGGTATGTCTTGTGAAAATCCAGACTCATTAGTTGGGGAAGGTGTTGACTTGCTTATTATTGATGAAGCTGCAAAAATGCCAAGAAAGATTTGGGATATGTATTTATCTCCAACGCTAATTGACAGAAAAGGTAAAGCTATATTTATTACCACTCCAGAAGGGTTTAATTGGATTTATGATTTATTTCTATTGGGGCAAAGCGATGAGCAATGGTGTAGTGTGCAATCTCCAAGTTGGGAAAACGAACACGCATTTCCAGATGGAGAAAAAGATAAGTTTTTATTAGAACGTAAACGTAATATGTCCAAAGAACTATTTGACCAGGAGTTTGCTGCAAAGTTTACTTCAATGGAAGGACGAGTATATCCATTCGACAGACAAAAAGATATGGGAGATGTTCCTTACAATCCAGACTTACCAACCTATTGTTCAATGGACTTTGGATTTCGTATGCCATCAGTATTGTGGTTTCAAACCTATAAAGAAGATGGAAATGATTATATAAATATTATTGATGAAATAATTCACGAAAGAAATATACCGACAGATAAGTTAGCAGAAATGATTAAGAAAAAGAATTATCCTGTGATTACTTACTATGGCGATCCTGCTGGTACGTTTGTTCAAGGGCAATCTGGAATGGGGGATATTCATATCTTTAGAAAGCACGGAATTTACGTGGAATATCGTATGGACAAACTATCTCGTAATATTCAAGGTGGTATAAGTTATTGTAGAGGTTTTTTTGAAAATGCAGATGGATTAAGAAGAATAAAAGTAGATAATAGATGTGTTGGTATTGCAGAAGATTTTGAGAACTATCGATTCCCAGAAGCAGTAGAAGGTAAAGCAATTTCGGAGAATCCTATCAAAGATGGATACAATGAACACGGTTGTGATGCTTTTAGATATTTTATATTGAATAGATTTCCAATTAGAAGTAACTTCATTGGAAGAATATCACGATAATAGGAAAACAAATGATTTTTACACCACAAGAGATTATACAAGATTCATTAACGCATTTCAAAGAAGAACAAGCAAAAGCGAGAAGGGAAGAAGTTAGAAAGTCATTAGATTATTATTCTGGTTCACTTACACATCAATACATAGAAGATTATTTTAAGTCTGACGCATTCCAAGAAATTCCTCACTACAATACAAACATTGTAAAGAAATTTGTAAATCGTATGTCCAAAATTTATACGATTGGTGCTAAAAGAAACGTAACCAAGAAATATGACGAGATGACTGAAAAGAAGAATGCTCGTATGAAACAAATGGAACGTATGACAAGACTTATTGGTACGTGTGCTACTTACGTAATGTATGATGAAGAATCACAAAAATTTGATTATCGTCCTATTTATTATTTTGAGCCATACTTTGGCGACAACCCTTATAAGCCAGAAGCTATTGTTTATCCAATGATGCACGGACACGCAGAGATTGGAGATACCGAACAATTAAAATATGCTTACTGGGATTCTGAAAGATGTATCAAGTTTGATGAGAATGGAGATGTATTTGAAGAGGTAGAACACAATCTAGGTGTATTGCCTTTTGTATTTACTCACAGAGAAGAACAATTAGATTCTTTCTTTGTTGAAGGTGCTACAGATTTAGTATCTGCTAATGAGCATATCAATATTACAATGACTGAAATGCAATTAGGTTTAAGATTCCAAATGTTTGGTCAGCCAGTAGTAACTGGACTTATATCTGATAACTCTAATGTTAGAGCTGGATCAGATGAAATTTTAACTTTGCCAGAGGGAAGTAACTATAATATTGTTGCTCCACAAGGAAATGTAAGAGATGTTATCGAAAACATTAAATGGCAAATAGAATTAGTGGCGTTAAATAATCATTTATTTGTTACCTTCGCACAATCTGGTGGAGAAGTACCTAGTGGTATATCACTAATGATTAAAGACTTAGAACGCCACGAAGATTTTATGGACGATAAAGAATTATATCGTCAGTATGAAAATGATTTCTATAAAGTAGAATATGCTTTATCGCAAATAAACAGTTTAGGGTTACCAGAGCCGAAGAGATTTAAAGTTGACTTCTCTGAAGTTGAATATCCTATGACTACTCAAGACAAGATTATGTTAAACGAATACAAGTTAAAGCATAACTTAATTACTGAAGCTAAAATAATGGCAGAAGAAAATAAAGATTTAAGTGTTGAACAGGCACAAAAAATCATAGAAGAAAATAAAGATGTCAATGGCACATCGTTTCCAGAAGAGAAAGTTGAGATAGTCGAAGATGAAGATAACAGTATCGACTAACGTATCTTTTAAAAAACTTAAAGGGAAAAAACTCCCAAAGCTAGTTTTTGACAACCTTATTAAACCTTTAGGTCGTGAAGCTTTACAAAAAGTAAAAAAATCTTTTAAAAGCAATTTAGATATAGAGGGGAAAGCATACCCTCCTTATAAATCAAAATCTTATGAAAAATACAAGAACTCATTAGGTAAAAATAAAAAAATGGTCTTTACTGGAAACCTTGAAAGCGCAATCCAGACAAAGATTTTTACAAACGAAAAAACAAATACAGTTATAATAAGACCAGACTACAATAAGGCATTAAATGCAAATGGAAAATTTTATGGAGCTTTTCACGCTTCTGGGGATACTAGGGACGGGGTTTTAAGAAAATGGTTTTTTAACGAAGACCATTTAACGCCAGAAGACGAACCTATAATATTGACAGATGACAATCTTTTGGGAAAGCAATTTAAAAAGGGAATGAAAGACTTAGAAAGAAAAATACAATCGCAATTAAAGGTAAAAATGCGTAAGATTAGTAGTAAAACTTTTGAAATCTAATGGATAATTTAATTAAAGAAATACTTAAAGTGGTTAATGAACTGCGACAAATAACACAAGCGAACAATGAGTTGCTTGGCTTTGTTTGTCAGAAAATAGCTCCAGCTGGAAATATTGAGAAAGAATATATTGAAACTGCTGATTTTTTAACTACTTCTTTAGAAATGTCTGAAATGTTCGAAAAATATGATATTATGCCTGACGAGTTTGGGATTTCATAGATTCTTCCCTTTCGATTAACTCTTCCAACCATTTTCTTCTTTCATTGTTTGTAGGTCTTTTTGCAGGTAATGGCTCTAGTCCAACTTTTTTAGCTCTTTGCAATAATTGATACCTATTAGCTCTATCCTCTCTACGCTTTTGCCTATAAGGTTTTTT